CCGTCCCAGCTCACGAAGATCCGGACGGACCGCGGGACGCCGATCCTCGACGCCAACTCGCGGACCTGGGCCTCGGAGAAGTAGGTGTCCGAGACGATCACGTCCCCCGGCCGCAGCCGCGAGACGTTCTCGTAGATCGGGAACGCCGACTGGACCTCGAGCTCCCATTCGCGGGCCTTGAGTTCGGCGATCCTGGCGGACGGCCAGCCGGTGAGCTCGCCGAGCCGGCGGAAGATGTCGGGCCAGGTCTTATTCGACTGCCGCTCTGCCTCCTGGCGGAGCCGACGGTATTCCTCGCCGGCCACGAGATCGAACAGCCGCCAGGGCTCGTGCCCGGTGGCGCGGCCCGACAGAGTGTCGAAGAAGTCCCAGCTCGTCACGGTTCACATTCGGCCCAGCACGCGGCGTAGCCCGCGCAGTCCACGAGGTTGTCGTGGTGGGGCCGCTCCTGGTGGCGGGCGACCTTGTCGAGGATCATGATCTGTGCCCAGTCGGCGACGGTCAGCGGCTCCCGCAGCTTGTGGCCGAGGATCGCGTTGATCGCGCCCACCGTCCGGGCGAAGTGCTCGGTCGCCGGGCCGTAGGTGGCGCGCCGTTCCTTGATCGTGCGGGCCGCCGTGTCGAGCAGACGGTCGCCGGCCGTCATGGTCTCGGCACCGTAGCCGGGGTGGTTGGGATCCTTCACGTCGTCTCCTCGCTGTTCTTTGATGAGGGCCAGAGCGTAGGAGGCTAGAGTCCCGCTGCACCCAGTCCAGCAGTTCGCCGCCCCGAGCCTGCGGGCGAGCTGCTCGGCCCGCTCGAGGTCGGCTGGGCTCACGAGGTCCTGACGCTGCCGTCCAGCATCACCCGGAAGTTCTGGACGTCGAACTGGCCGCCCTTGTGGACCGTGGCGATCGCGAAGCCCCAGTTCCAGCGGTTGATCCGCGCGTAGTCCGGCGTCAGGTCGCACAGGCAGCCGGTCGACCAGCAGGCCGTCTCCTTGTGCCACATATCGCTCTCGGCGTGGTTGCTCGACCGGTGGGAGTGGCCGACGAGGCCGGTCGAGAGCGTCCGCATGAAGACGCCCCGGGCCGGGTTCACCGGCGCGGCCATGCCCTTCGGCAGCTCGTGGCCGTGGAGGACCGGCAGCTTCCCGAGCATCACGGGCCGCTGGTCCTCGACGAGCTCGATCCCCAGGTTGTCGAGGTCGAGCCACGCGCCAAGGCTCATCCGCGGATCGTCCGAGAGCTCGGCGGCATGCTGCCAGAGAAAATGGGTCCAGCGCTCCTCGTGGTTGCCGAGCTTGTAGACGATCGGGATCCCGGGGAACCGGTCCCGCAGCCAGCCCAGGAACTGCCGCACGGCCTCGAGCTCGCCCTTGAAGTTCCGCTGGGTCGGATCCTTCATGTAGCGGCTGATCGAGTAGAAGTCCGCGATGTCGCCGTTCAGCAGCAGCGCCGCCAGCCCCTGCCCCTCGAGGTAGCCGATCGCCGCGGCCACGGCCGTCTCGGAGTGGTAGGGGACGTGGACGTCCGAGATGATGCCCACCGGGCCGACGGCCTGGAGCCGGTAGGGGACCCAGGGCTCGGCAATCGACGGCGGCATCGAGCGGCCCTGGCCCGGCGATCTCGTCGGCCGCGGCGACTTTGCTTTCTTGCGATGATGCTCGCCGTTCGCCCCAAGCTGAAACCGGATCCGGGAGCGGGCCTGCTCAATCGTGATCGCCTGGTTCGACTCGCGCACCAGCCGGCGGGCCAGGCTCATCGCCGGGGCGTCCGGGTGATTACGGACCAGCCTGGCGGCGATCGCCGTGATCGGGTCGGCCATACGTCCTCCGTGACGGGCGGCTTCCTGTGTACGTCAGGAGAGCGGCGATTCCAGGGGCGGCCGGCGGACCACCCTGGCGGACCTCGTGGCCTGCGGCTGCCACCACCGCTCCCGGACGGGATGGCCGTTCACGTCGCTGGCCTCGTCGGCCGCCTGGCCGCAGAGCCACTCGGCCGGAGCGTAGGCCGCCAGGACCCCGTCACGGTGGAGCCGGCCGAACTGGTGGTCGACGTGATGGCGGTCCCGCCAGCGGTCGCTCGCGCAGAGCCACCGGTAGGCCGCCTGGAGCCCAGCCAAGCCGCGCAGCGCGTAGGCGTGGGTGCGGTTGACGTTGGCCCCCAGGACGACGCCGGGGGCCACCGGCGCGGGCCGTGCCAGGTGTTGCCCGCCGAGGTAGGCCTGCCGCCAGTCGGCCGGCAGGGCCTCCAGGAACGCGACGGCCTTGTCCCGGAACCCGTCGACGAACGTGGCGTCGTCCTCGAACACGAGCACCGATTCGAGCCCGGCCTGGAGCGCGTCCTCGATGATGCGGACGTGTGAGCGGTAGCAGCCCCAGGCTCCGCTCGTGGTCTTCCACCAGTCCGGGGGCTGGCAGATCTGCCCGTCGACGGCGGCCTCGACATCGAGATTGTCTGTGATGTATGGGCATGCCGCGGCGGCCCGCTCCAGGAACGCCGCCAGCCGCTCCGGGCGGCGGGCGAGCGAAACGACGACGACGCGGTCGAAGCGGATCATGGCTGCACGGGCCCCCACTTCCCAGCCGGGCACTCGCTGTCAGCCCAGGACAACTTGCCGACGTACTTCTTCGCCCTGACAACCGGGCAGCCGCATTTCTGGCAGGCGTTGTCCTTGAAGAACTCGCAGGCGCGGCAGATGTCGTGGCGTCGGATGATCTCCTCGTCGCTCGCCATCGGCATCCCGGCGGCGACGTGCTGCGCCGAGGCGACGGCGAAGTTCTTGACTTTGGTCAGGAACGAAGGGGCGTCAGCGCGGGTGAGGTCGGTGGCTGGTGCGGGGCGCTGCGGCTTCGGCGGCACGAATCCCGGCTTCGGCTCACGCGGATAAGCCGGATGGTCAACGTCCACCGTGATCCGGTCGCCATCCTCGCTGACAATGCACGGCCTCACCTCGTCGAACGTGTATCCACGCTGGCGGCATCGGAACTCAAGGTCTTTAGTGCGGCAGTTTATCATGGCAGTGGATTAGGATTCGGATTATCAACTAACTGACCATCTTTTATTAGACCGCAATCTGCACGCGGGCCATATTGCGTTGTACCGCCCCACACCGTATCGGCCGGTGGCTGCCAGCTCTCTATTCCAGGAGGACAGCCACAGGTGCCGAGCGCTCCACCGTCAGAGGTGCAAGCGTTTGAAAACCGCCAGCCAAATTCGTCAAAGATCCAACCACAGTCGCTGCCGCAAGCGATGCACGGACCCGGTCGGCAGAACCTCTCTTCTTCTGGAATGAACCCCAGAGACCAGTATTCTTCGCAGCACACATAACCTTCCGCGCAGGGGCTGGAATAGTTCTCGCACCTAGCGCAAGGCTCGTCCTGGCACTGGCCTTCACAGCAGTAACACCCCTCGGGGCACGGGTTATCTTCGTCGCATGCGCCGCAGCATGTGTCCTCCGGCTTACACTCGCCGTCGCAGCACTTGCACCCAGCGGGGCACGGGTTCTCTTCGTCGCATGCGCCGGAACACTGATTGTCGCAACAGCACTGGTCGCTAATCGCCACGCTGCCGTCCACGACGAGCACGCTGCCAGAGACGGTGCGCAGGTCAGGCATTAGCTACCGCACTCCGTCTCGCCTATAATCGTGGTTTCCGAGGCTTCGCCCATGTGGTTCAACACGAACACCGGCTTCTTTTCGACCACGAGGCCGCTTTCCCAGCGAACGTCCGTGACCACCTCCATGTAGGTCGCGTAGAACCATTTGCAGCACCCGCTGACGTTGATCAGCACTTGAACGCCAGCCCCGGCCGACAGCTCTTCGTCAGTCGAAGCATTGTCCATGCCGTCGCTGTCAAGCCGTCCGGCGTCGGTTCCGCCTACACAAGCGTTAGACGCTTCCAGTAGTTGCCATTTTTCTTCGTGATCCTTGAACACCGCGCACTCGCCGCCATCGCCAGGCAACGTCATAAAAGAATTTGTGGCAGTAGCCTCGGATTGGTCGTCCGAGAAAATGATTGTTTTGTCTGCCCCCTGCCTCCATTCGAGGCTGAAGGAAGCCATGCGGACTACCGTCTCGCCATCGTCCCCCACTGGGATCCGGAACTTTATCGGCGATTGCTTTCGGTCGCCGTGCTCGTAGCTCTGCACCGCAGCGGCGATCCGCTTGAGCGCATCGCCCGAGAGCATGAACGGCCGCTGACCCGGGTTGGAAGGGCGGCGCGTCATGGCGTGAACATCTCCCCGAACGGGCCCGCGAAATCCAGCTCTGAGTAGACCCGGAAGTCGAGCGCGTCCGGCTTGGCGCCGGCCGGCTTGGCAGTGCCGTCGTTGTTGAGGGCGACGGGCTGACGGACTGGCTTGTCGTCTTCGCCCTTGATCTGGGCCCGTTTGTCCCCGTAGCCCTCCGGCTCGCCATCTTCGTTGACGAGCTGGGCGAAGCCCACGTCCCACGGCGCAAGGTTCCAGCCGCCGTCCTTGCCCTCGAACTCCCAGTTCACCTCCCAGAAGACAATCGTCGCGCCGCCGACGTTCTCGGTTTGCAGGCGGGCGCTGCACCCCTGGCATTTCCAGTAGCCGGGCCCGCCGCCGTTCCAGGCCGCGTCGTTGATCGAGTTCGTGTACTGGATCGCGCGGCCGCGCCAGCCGTTGTGGCTGGTGAAGTACTGTGTCAGCGTCAGCCTAAAGCCGGCCTGCTCTTTCTCCAGGCCCTCGAGCGGGTCCCCGGCGGAGTTTGTGATGGTTTCGAGCGTGCCGTTGTCGCCGGCGTTGGGATAGTGCTGGAAACACGGCCCGCTGGTCACGCTCGAGCTTGCGCCCCAGACGGGATACTTCATGATCCCCTGGATCTGCCCCGGCTGAGATGAGTCGCTGCTGTCGCTCTGGGTGTCCGGCGGCGGCGCGAAGTAGCGGATCCGCATCTTGAACAGAAAGCCCGAGTCGCCCTCGGGTCGGACGTCGAACTCGAGGGCCTTGCAGCTCGAGTCGTCCGGATGCGGGTCGAGGTAAGTGATGCCGGGGGCGTCCCGGATGCTCGTCATCGGCTCGGACAGATCGTCCGTCCGGATAAGATAGAACTCCTCATAGGTGTATGTGTCCTGATGCTTGCCGCCGTGGCTGCGCTCAAGCGGGCAGTAGCGGTTCCAGACGACGGCCATGATCAGGCTCCAGCGGCGGCGGCGAGGTCGGCGGACTCAACGTCGAGGCCCAGGTCGAGGGCCTCGACCGCCCTCGCCGTCCGCTCGGTCGCCGTGGCAATTCGTTCCTGGACGTTGCCCGATTCGCCGCGCATCAGCCGGAACATCTCCTTGACGCCCTCGGCCGACCGGCTGTCGGTGCCCTGGATGGCCTCGCGGATCTCGCTCGCGTCGACCCTCTGGACGACCTCGACGGTCTGCTTTTCGGCCACGTCGACCGCGGCCGCTGCCTCCTGGGCCCTGGCGATGGCCGCGTCCAGCGTCTGCGTCATCGGCCCGGCGATCGCCTCGCCGGCCTCCTGTCCGCTCTCGGCAAACACCGCCGAGAAGTTCTCGGCGGCGGCGTTGAAATTCGACTCGATGTCGCTGCTCAGTTGCTGATTGAATCCAGTCAGGCCGGCGATCGCCTCGTCAAGCCCAGACGTGTCGAAGCCCAGGAGTTGGGCCGCTTCCCGAACGGCCTCGAGGATCAGCTCGCCGATGCCAGAGAAGATCCCGACAATGACCTGGAACGAGCCGGCCAGCGTCCGCCCCACGCCAGCGAAGAGCGAGCCCACGCGGCCGGCGATGTCCCAGACGGTCGACCATTGCGCCCCGATTTGCGAGAGGTACTGGAACACGCCGGACATGTTCTGGACGACGGTGTCGCCGATCTCTGCCAGGAACCTCGCACCCTGAAGGATGCCTTCGCCAATCGTCTGCCCGATCGTGGCGCCCCCGACGTCGCCGATCATGTCGGAGAACGCCGTCGTGACGCTGTCGATCGCCGGGGCGAGATAGGCGACGACCTGCTGGACGACGCCCTGGATGGCCGCCTGGGCCCGCGTAAAGGCGTCGTTCATGCTCTCGACGTTCTGGCCCTGCATGCCGGTCAGCGTCAGGCCGAACCGCTCGGCCTCGGCCCGAGCCTGGGCGATGCCCTCGGCACCGCCGGCGAAGAGCGGCAGGAGCTGGGCCCCGGCGCGGCCGAAGAGCTGGACCGCCGCCTCCGCCCGCTGGGCCTCCGTCGGCAGGGCGGCGATCGCGGCGGCGATGGCGTCGAACCGCTCGGCCGCGGTCATGCCCTGGAGGTTGTCGATCGACAGGCCGATCGACGCGAAGGCGTCGGCGGCCGTCCTGGAGCCCTCGGCCGCCCGCACGAACGCCACGTCTGCCTTCGTGACGGCCGCGCCGATGGTCTCCATCGACACCCCGGCCAGGTCGCCCGCCAGGGCCAGCCCGGCGAGCTCGCCGTAGGTCATGCCCAGCCGGGCCGCGAGCTTGCTCGTGTCGTCGATCACCTGTGCCTGGGACTGCCCGAACGAGATCAGCGAGCGGACGGCCTGGCTGGCCGCCGAGGCTATCTGGCCGAAGAGCTGGGCCCCGGAGATGGCCGTGAGCGTCGAGAGCTGGCCCCGCAGGCCGGAGACCGACTGCTGCATCTGTTGCATCGACCGGGCGGCCTGGTTCACGCCGGTCCGCAGGCCGGACGTCGAGGCCGTGAACACCGCCGAAACCTTGCCGATCGTCGCCATCACTTCCTCGTATGCTTCATGCCAATTTTTGCGAGCTCGGCCATCATCTCGGCCTCGGTCTGCGTCGGCCGTCCAGGGTCATAGGTCGGCAGGAACAGTTCCTCGGCGTCTTCCTTGACCTTGGCCCCGTTGCTGGCCGCGACGGTCATCGCCAGCCGCGCCGTCCGCCGCCAGTCGTCGCCGAAGGGCACGAGCCGGTAGAAGGCCAGCCAGCGTTTCACTTGCTCGAGCGTGATCTCCTTCTTCCAGCCCTCGACGTCCCAGATCCCCAGTTCAAGCGCCAGCCGGTAGAGGAACATGTCCAGAGGCTGGCGCTCTCTCAGTTTTTTTCGAGTTCTCGCATCTCCTCGCTCGTGACCCGCATCAGTTGCAGGCCCTGTTCCCAGATGCGGTGCAGCGCGGCGGCGCTCTTCTCGCCGAGCTTCTGGACTTCGGCCTCGGAGAACAGGAGCTTCCCCTTCTCGTCACAGAGCAGCATGGCGGCGAGCTTGGCCCGCCAGACGTCCTTCGGCTTCGTCTTGTGCTGCTCGCAGTAGAGCTCCCAGGCATCGCGGGCGCTGGCCGTCGGCCGCCGCAGGAACACCCAGCCGTCGGCAGCCGGCGTGCCCTTGTCCCACTCGGGGACGTGGAACCTGATCGGCTCGCCCAGGTCGTCGATTGCGAGAATCGTGTCTTTCGAGAGGGGCATCAGTAGTCTCCGTTGATGATGAACGTCGCCGAGCCGCGGAGCAGCTCGCCGACGGACCCCGTGATCTCGAACGATTCCAGGAACGCGCTGCCGGTGAAGGACCCGCCTGAGTAGGTGATTTCCAGCGTGTCGCTGATGCCGATCAGATCTGTGTTGTGCGGGGGCACTCCCAGCAGGCTATAGGTGGCCCGGCCTGGTTCCACCGAAAGGCACTCAAGCTGGCGGATGAGCCGCGTGGCGCCGGCGTTGCCTACCACATTGCTCTCGGCGCTCGACACGTCCTGGACGACGGCGCGTGCGGGCGTGACGGAGAACCCGGTCAGCTGGCCTATTGGCGACCCGCCGAAACTGACGGTCGCGCCTTGCGACGATGCAGCCATGAGTGATCCCCTATCGGCCCGGGATCACGACTCCTCGGGCGGCTTCGTCTTGAAGGTCGCGGTTCCCTTGACGAGCTCGCCCACGGCGTACTCGACCTCGGCCTCGGTGCAGACGAGCGTCTGGCCGCCGTATTCGGTCTCATCACCAGCCGAGGGCGGCGAGCCCGACAGGAACGAGACCGTCACCGTGATCTCGAGGCCGTCGACGGCCCCAGCGCCAGAGTCCGGCAGGCCGTCGACGTAGACCCGGTCTGACCCGTTTGGCAGCTCGAGCGTCGAGGCGTCGAGGCGGTTCGACGAGTCGGTCGGGTCGGCCGTCTTCTTCGAGACCTTGATGTTCGTCAAGCCGGCGATCCCGGCGAACGTCTGGCCCTGGGAGCTGGTCATCGGCATGGGTCAGGATCCCTCCGCCTTGAAGACATAGGTCGCCGTGCCCTTCACGAACTCGCCGACCGCGTACTCGGTCTCGACCTCCGTGCAGACCCAGCCGGTCGATCCCGGCGGATCCGGCTCGGGGGCCTCGCCGAAGAACTGGGCCGTGACGATCTGCGTCAGGCCTTCCTCGTCGGCCGCGGCCCCGGCGTCGATCAGCGGCGCCTGCTGGTAGACCCGCTCCTCGTCGTCGAGGGTCGTGATGTCGATCTTGTTGTTGCTGGCGGCTGGATCCTTGCCGACCGTGCGGACCTTGACGTTCGTGCAGTTGGCCGGGAGCGTCGGCCCCGGGCTCGGCATGCTGGACAGAACGGCCATTCGTCACTCGCTCCAGGCGATCTGGTAGGTCTGCTCGACGATGTAGGTGGGGACCTCGCGGCCTTCCAGGTAGACGGCGGCGGAGTCCGTGTCGTCCACCAGGAGGCAGTGTTCGATTGTCAGTTCGTCCGCCGGCCCCGTGAACCTGTGCAGGGCGTCGGAGATGGCCTGGGCGATCTCGCGGGCCTCGAGGTAGCCGTCGGCGTAGATCTCGACCGTGTAGGTCGCCTGGCGGGCGAAGGCGTCCCCGGCGGGCGTCGACCCCAGGAGGTCCTCGAGGACGAGCTGGGGCGTCGTGGAGGCCCGCCGGAAGACGACGTAGGGCGGCTCGGCGCCGCCTGTGTAGCTGACCGGGTAGGCCTCGACGCCGCTGCCGGCGGCCGCCTCGATCGCCTCGTAGAGCCAGGACTCGGGGATCATGGTCAGCCTCCCTGACGACTCGGGCCGCCGAGATCCTTGGCAGCCCGCTCGAGGGCGATCTTGAGCTCCTGCGGCAGCCGGGCCTGGATCTTGGGCTTCAGCTCGGCCATGAGGTTCTTCACCATGCCCCGGGCGTCGACGCCGCGGTCGGTGCCGAACTCGAGCCAGATCGCTTTCCGGCTCTCAAACCCGCCGCGGTAGCCCAGGACGCCGAACACGGCGTCGTTCTTGGCCTTGGTCTTGACGGCGACCGCTCGCCGCAGGGCCCCGGTCGACCGGGGCTTCTCGCCCTTCCTGCGGCGGCCGCGGCGGGTGCCCACCGGCGGCGTCACCTTGCGAAGGTCTCCCTTGAGCGGGTTCATGGTCCGCCGCATCGCGGCCCCGAGATGCTTCCGAGCGATGCGTGGCTCCAGGACCTGGAAGTTTTTGACGAGGGCCCCGATCTGACGGTCGACGTCGTTCATGCCGATTGAGATCATGCGACCTGCTCCTCGACGGTGATCTCGAGCTCCTGCCGGTGGCCGCGCTCGAGGACGCTCGAGACGTAGAGCAGCCGGTCCCCGCGGGTGAGCCACCGGAGCCGCATCCCGCCGACGACGTCCGTCCGGTAGTGGGTGCGGACCAGGGCCTGGACGGCGCCGCCGACCTTGCCCCGCTGTTCCTGCTCGACGTAGGCCTGCTGTTCGTAGCTGCCGAAGAACCGGCCGACCTCGATCCAGTCGCTCGTGACCCGCTCGCCGACCTCGTTCCGCGGCTCCTCGGCCTCGGTCGGCAGCCGCTCGAGGACGAACTTCTCGCGGAGGATCCCGGGGGGCGGCATCTACCAGCCTCCGGAGTGCGACAGGCTGGCGAGCAAGGTCTCGAACCCCTGCGGCAGCTCGGCGGCCGAATCGGTCGCCAGGACGCCGCGGTTCGTGAACTGGTGCTCGACGTACATCAGGACGGCGGACTTGACCCGCTTCGACACCGGCGAGCCAGGGGCGGGGCCGGCCCAGAACTCGACCACCGCCTCGCCCTCGGGGTGGGCGGCGAGCTCGACGTAGGCCGGCTCGGCGTCGGCCTCGAGCTCGTAGTCGGCCTCGGCCAGGGCGGCGCCGTCGACCTCGATCGAGATCTCGTGGTCCGCGTCCACGAGGACCGGCGGGGCCGGCAGCGTGAGCGTCTTCGACGTGGGCTTCTTCCACTTGGCCCGGTACTGCTTGAGGGCCAGCGACCGGCCCAGCCGGGCCTCGAGCAGCTCCCGGGCGGCCGAGATCTTGTCGTGGATCAGCGCGTCGTACTCGGTGTGATCGGGCACGAGGCCGAGCTGGAGCTTGGCGTCGGCCAGGCTCACCGGCTCGACCACCGGGTGGGCGATCTGTTTCAGCGTGTCGGGCCTCATGAGCTGCCCACCTCCTGGATCACGGTCGACTGGATGATCTTGGGCTGCTCCTCGACAAAGAGCACCGTCCCCGAGAACAGGACGTAGGCCGTCCAGAACTCGGCCGACGGCTCGGACTCGTCGGTGATCGTCACCTCGACGGCCCACCGCTGGGAGCCGTAATGCTCGAAGTCGTAGGGGTCGAGCGTGACCCGGATCACGTCCTGGTCGCCCGAGCCGGAGCCGAGCTCCTCGGCCGCGTCGAGGACGATCTCGTCGTCCCCGGAGACGGCCACGGCCGCGAGCGTGCCCTCGGGGAGGGTCTGCCCCTCCACGATCGTGATCACGATTTCCCGGGGATTGTCGTCGGACTTCAGGCTCGCCAGCCGCCTGGTGCCGCCGGAGATCCGCTGCTTGACGATCTCGGGCATCAGCGGGCCTCCACGGCCTGGTGGGTGGCGACGGCCCGCTCGGCCCGCTGCGGTTCCAGGAGCGGCCGGGCGGCGTCACGGACGGCCACGCCGAGCCGCTCGAGCTCGGCCGCGAGCCGCTCGCTGGCCTGGAACGTCTCGCCGGCCCGGTAGCCGCGGTAGGCCTTCAGGAGTCGGACGGTCTGCATGCGTCACCTAATGACAGCGGCCGGAGCCGGCATCCCTGCCAGCCCCGGCCGCCATGCTGGCCGATGTGGTCCCTGGATCAAGAACCGGCCTCGACGAGCTTCGCGACGAAGCTGGCGTCGTGGTTCGAGATGCCGACACGCTGGGTCCCGCGGAAGACCGTCTGGTCCTTGGCGAACCCGGCGTCGACCGAGCTCGCGATCTGGAGGCCGTTGGCCTTGTAGGCCACGGCCGTCGCCATCGAGAAGTCA